CTATTTCCTTCTCAATTCCAGGTTCGACGGTCTGCTGCAACAATCGTTTTCTGTGCTTCGGTTGGCTTGCAGCATCTCCTCGGCGGTTGGCCAGGGTCGCGGTGCCGGAGGAGGTTTGGTTTTCTTGAACGGCTCCTGTAGCGGGGTCGATGTAAATATCGGCCGGTATGCCTGACCCGGCCGTGTCCATGCGCCTCTTGCCTCATGCCGGTAATACCGCTCCACCTCCCCCTGGGGCAATAGTGAGATCGATTCACGATGATGCCAGAGGTGTTCTGAGAGCCCCAGGAAACCGACCCGGTACAGGATATTCTCCTGGGACTGGCGCAAGCTGTCGCATCGCGCCGGGAAGGCGGCAAGTATCGGATTCCCCGGCGCAGCACCGACGCCGTGTCCGCTGTTGATACGCAGCTCCCGGCCCGCGATTTGCCGGGCAGTGCCGTCATACCGGCAGAAGATTGAGTGTCCCCTGAGAGGCTCTAGACAGGCTATAGGCTCCGTGTCGCAGTCCAGGTAGATGCCTCCATAACGCAGCACCACCAGCACACGGAACAGGTCCGAGGCGATGGTCGGGTGATATCCTCGCAGATCGTAACGATCCATGATCCGGTCATAGTCCGGTAGATTCTGCTCCGTCCAGAGCCGAACGTCCCATCCTGGATGCAGAGCGACGAGGTGGTCCCGCCATGCCTGATATTGGTCCGGCAATGCCCCCCCCAGCCAGATCTGGTGGATGAATTTAGGGATCAATTGAATGAATCCTCCTAACCGTTGAACGTCAGTGTAACCGGCCCGTATTCGATGCCATTGCATTCTGCCCAGATCTGTATGACCATTCTCTTAAGCCACTCATAATTGTATTGCGGGCCACGGTCGGAGTCCCAGGCCAGCGGATAACCGACGACGGCTGTTGTTCCGTCTGCAAACATTTGGGGGGGGCCACCACCCTTCAGTATAAGGGAGGTCTGTCCCGGCACTGCGCCATGTGACCGGCAGGTCGCAGGTAGCGCCGATCAGCGCGGGGGTAACGAAGTTGTCGGCATCCAGATTGAAGACATACTCTCCAGTCGCCAGGGCATGAGCCGCGTTTTTGGCGGCGGGGATGTGATACACAGGCATGGGATGCCGCACATATCGGCATCCGGCGACATTGCGCAGGTACTCCTCCGTGCCGTCGCCGCTGCCGCAATCCAGGATGATCAGCTCGTGACCTGTCAAGGCGAGGGTGGCAATATTGTGTGGTACAGTCCGGCGCAGTTGCCAAAGCCGGTTGTATGTCTGGACACAAAAAGAGATTTTCACCCGTACCCGTACCTCACGAATAATAGCCTCCACCTGTGAAGATAATCGTCACCGGCCCGTACTCTCTGCCGGCCACCGTGGCCCAGACACGGAGCGTCCCGGGCTGGATGGAGACCTCCCAAGGGCTACCGCCCGACACGACATATCCGATGATGCCTAAATGGCCCTCTCCGAAGAATATCGGCGCATTCCCTTCAGCCGGCTCCGGTGTCCATTCGGTGCGCCAGGTGACCGGCAGATTGCAGGTCTCACCTACGAGCCGAACAGGGATGAAGGAATATCTCGCAGGGTTTGTCACCATTTATACGCTCACCGTGAGGTCCGTGGCCGTCCATTCCAGCTCATCATCCTGAAGAAACAGCCCCTTTATATCCGGTGTACACGGCGGCGTTGATTCAGCCGCCTGTGACGACATTTTTACCATGCGGATTCCGAACGCCTTCTCAGCTCCGTCAACGACGATCTTCTTCAGCTTCATACGGTCACGTCCAATTCCTGGGTAATGTACCCGGTCGCCTCGATCTTCAGGTGGTGTGCGCCGCGGCCGGTCGGAAACGACACCGTCCCGAACGAGTTTGTCGACAGGGTCAAGCCTCCATCCAGCGTGACCTTCGCTCCCGGGAGCGGTTTGCCATCCTCATCACAGATGGTGAATGTGGCGTGACCCGCGGCATAGGTGACACTGATCCCGTCGGGCAGTTGGGGAGCGTAGGTTTCGGACAGCTTTGCCAGCACGATTTCCGGCTCGGCGCCAACTATGGCCTCCACGGTCAACCGGACCTCGGCGGCCGACGGGTCGAGCTCGCTGTTCATGACCAGCATCCTGCCCGAAACCGGGACATAGGGATGGCTGACGTCCACCCAGGCCCCGGGCGGGATCGAGGCGGCCCTGATCCCGGTTGAGAATGAGATGGCCCCTCGGGGCCTGGCCAGGTACCCGAGCAGCCGTTCGCCCAAGAGATACGCCTGGCGGGGCGATTTCAGCCATTTCGCTTCCAGCGTCCTGGTGATCCTGCCGTAGTGCTTGAACAGCCCCGGAGCTTCCAGGAGCAGGGCCTTCTTGAATTCCCCGGTCGCCCAGTCGTAGTCAAAGCGCAGGCTTAGTACTGTATAGATATCTTCGCCGGAGGCCGAGATGTCCGGGTCCGACATATTCTTAACAGTAAATGCCCCATACAACGGCTCAGACAGAACTTCCTCGCCGATCAATAGGGCGGAAGCCGAGCATTGGTTGCAGCCCCGGAAGATGCCTTGGACAGAGGATTCCGGCCGACCCGAGAAAACCGCCGGAGTCGAGGACTCAATGGATTGTCTCGCTTGGACAAACCCGCCGCGAAACACTGCTGCATCTGTAACACCTGAGACAAATCCAGAGGCTGTTGAACTGGAAGATCCCTGGACAACACCACTGACGGCCGTACCCTCTGCCCCCGCCACCAGACCGGCAATATCATTTTGCACACCCAAGGCAGCGCAGACCAGGCAGGAGATCTCCGGCATCACGATCGATTCAGCCGGGGAGGATGCGAAAAGTAACAACATGCATCAGCCCCTGATCATCTGCGGTAAAACACCTCCGCCGCCGCCGATCTCGGTGATGTGCGCTGCAATAGAATGAATCCCCTGTACTTCCCACCATTGGACCGGTAATAGGATATAGTCCCAGGGTGTCGCGAAATCCACAGCACCACGTTCAAACCGCTTCGTTTCCAATCTGGTCACCACGTTCCCCTCGGGCGACAACACAATAGGGGTAATGTCGGCATGGGTAAAGTCAGTGAAACCGCTCACAAACAGATATAGACCTATCCGGCCGCAACAGTCCCCCAAAAACACGCGGTCCAGATACCAGTCGTAAAATGCCAGGGTATTGGCTGCGTCCTCGTCGTCGGTAACCACCGTGCTCGCGACATCTACTGAGGCGTACACACCGGAGCCGCCTACCTCGCTGAGATTTACCCTGCCCCCTCGGCCGGTCAGGCTCCCCTGAGAGATAGGCGCCACACTACCGCCGGTAGGGTCCAAAGGATAAATTCTGACGATTGTCTGCGTGCCGTCGTACTCCACCCCCCACCACCAAAGGCCGGCAGGGAAGTTTGCCCGATGGACTCCGGCGCCCCACACCTGGAACGTCGATAAATAGTTGTCCGCATCTCCGCCGACAGCGGGGCCATGTTCGTCCAGGCCCGACACCGGGTCGGCGGCATAGGCATCTGAGACCCGCAGCGGTATCCCGCTGTCGCATGGTCTCGCCACGAGGGAGACCAACTGGATCACCCGATCCTCTGACGTTTCCTCGCTCACTTCCCGGGCGTCACGGACGGACACCGGTTTCCCTCCCGATTGATCAGCTATTAAAATCGCTCGTTCCATAACCTCTCCTTATCAGGGATACAACCTCGCTATGCCCGGCATGCCGCCGCTCCAGACGCCGCCGCAGCTCGCCAGGATCTCATCGATCTGGGCGCGGATAGTGATGGTGTCGCTCTCCAGCAGCCCTCGCAATTTGATGCCGCAATCCCGGCATTCGGCCCGGAAGGCGTCCAGATCGCAGTAGGCCACGGGCAGGCCGCAGACGTTGGCCAGCAGGTCCCAGACGATATCGGCGGGGTTCTCGAGCAGTTCGCCGAATTCCGGGTGCATCCGGCCGCGGACCGTCACCACCAGCGTCTCCTTCGCGGCGGCGGGGGTGGCCAGACGCAGCAGGGATACGGCGTGCCCGGTGGGGTCGACGGTATTCTCCAGGGTGTACTGGGTATCGGTCACGCCATCCCGTGAGAGCCCGTCCACTGCCTGGATCGCGTGATCCAGCAGGAAGAAGACCCGGCCGGTGTTGTCATAGGGTATGGGGGTGATGGTCAGCGGACCGTAGCCGACCGGCAGCGGGACCGGAGAGATGAACTGCCCCCACACGGTGGAGTTCCGGAGCGGAACCGGATCGGACAGGGGGATAGCCAGGCCGAAGGTGTCGGGGTCGCCCCCGACAAAAAAGGCGGCTGCCGAGGAGTGCGCCAGACCGGCCGCCGCGGCATCCCGGGATGTTTCCGGCCTCCCGGATATCAGTCCGAAACGGGACTCGTGTCCGGCATAAGAACCCGCGACCAGCGCGGAGATCCCGGCGGCGGCAGAGCCTTTTCCGGCGACCAGGACCTGCGTCGAGCTGCTGTCTGCGCCGTAAAGATAGCCGGTGCTCTCGGTCTCAGCCATTACATCCAGCCCTCGTCGACCAGGTTGCCCCGGTGGTCATACAAATTATGCCATCTGCGACCGTCAGGCATCAGGGCAACCAGGCGGAATCTGACCACGGTATCCGCCGGTGCGCAGGGGTCAATACTCACGTTGACCGCCGCGTCGAAGCCGACCGGCGTCAGACCCGCCGGGTACCGGCATTCGCGCCGCGCACCGGGCAGGGCCAGCCCCACCCGCGCAAACGGCCGTTTCAGCAGCGACGGCCGGATCCCGGAATGGGTCCTGCCATGCGCATCGGTGATGATGAGCGGGCCGAAATCAAGAGACATCGAATTCCACCCGGAGCTTGATGCCGCTGTTCTGGCCATAGGTTGTGGGTTTCAGGCTGAGACCGAGGTAAAACGCATGGTCCGCGCTCGATGCCTGGTCCGCCAGGGACAGGGCGTTCCCGTTCCCGCCGATCCCGTAGGCGGCGTCCCACGCCTTCCCCGCTGCATCGCCCCCGATCCGGTTCGTGCGGATCGCGTCGGCGGTCCGCTCGAAAGCCACCACCTTGCACCCGGCAGGGGCCTCGGTGGCGGTGACGCCGTCGTACGCGTAGAACTTGCAGTTGGACAGCGCCGTATTCATGGCGTCGTCTTTCCATTCCACCTTCACGGTGCAATCTGCCTGGGCCACGTTCGCGGCCGCCAGGGTCACGGCGGCCGACTCCTGGAGTGATACCTGCGAAGGGCTCACATAGCGGCAATTTCTCGCCGCCGCCAGGAAAGTGAGGGCGGCATCAACCACAATCGTCGCCGGATTCCAGGCGTCCACGCTGATGGCGCTCCGCGTATTGGAGGCGCCGGAAAACGCCAGTTTGTCGGTGGCCCCGAGAGACGAGCCGAACAACCCGTCGGCCCCGTATTTCCATTCAGTTACAATTCCCATGCTATTATGCCTCCAGATCCAGGGTAATTTCCGGTCCCAGGGTCACCCCGGTCACCGTGCCGGTAAAGAGCCGCACGGCCCTGCCGGTCGATACGTCGTCGATTGCCGTTCGCCGCCGGAAAGGGGGAACGGCGAACAAAGGGGTCAAATGCCCGTCGCCGTTATCCAGCGTGACGGAGCAGTTCGCGTTCTCCGATCCGCCCCCCACCTGGAGCGGCCTCCTGATGGTCCCCACCGTCACCAACCTCCGGTAGGCGACGCCGGTAATGAACGGCAAAGCCCGGCTGACCCGGTAAAACGAGAGAACCGGATCGGTGTCGATGCGTACCAGAAGAATCATTGCAGCACCGGCGCGAACGGCAGCGACAGGCTGAGCATCCGCTGCGTGGAATCATTGGGATGGAACTGCAATTCGTCCACGATATCGATTCCGTCCGTCTCCACCCTCACCAGCATGGCCTCTTGCGGGTGGAGGTGGTGGGGGATCACCACCAGGGGGAGATCACCGTTTGTTTTGCAGTATTCAACGGCTGTTAAATGTTCGTCGAACTCGGCCTTAGAAATGAAGTTGCGCCACTCTATCTTCCCCGCGCGCCCCTGGCCGCCATAGACCGCCCCCTCGCGCGGACCGTGGGTCAAGTCGTATTGCTTTCTCAGGGTAATGGTCTCGGGCGCCAGCTCCGTGGTCAATGCCCGGCCCGCGAAGATCCAGCCGATTGCCCCGGCCGCGTTGACGGTGAGGCGAAGGAAGCGGGTGGCGACCTTCTCCGGGGGAATCCAGGCGATGACCGGATGTGCCGCGGACAGGATTGCAATCGGGGTCCAGTCCTGACCGTCGCCGCTCGTTTCCACCGTGATCTCAGCCTCCGCGGGCAGGTCGTGACGGGCAAGGGCCAGGCTGTCGATGTCGGTCTCAGCGCCGAAGTCCATGGTCAACGTGACTCCCGCGGAATCCCAGCGCCATTGCTCCGGGGAGGGCTCTGCAATGTACCCGGGGGAGTGTGGCTGCCGGGCCGTGAAGCGGAACCGGTCGCCGGCCACGAACGACGGATAGGCGCCGGGCGTAAACACTGCCGATAGGCCGTCGGCCAGGTACGCGCTCGCCAGGGGCAGGGCAGGACTCCAGGCCCCCCCGTTCTTGCTCCAGGAGAACTCCCCTCCCTCGATGGAGAAGGTAAACAGGTCCCCCAGGCCGAACGGTATCCCGCCGGTCGCCAGGGTAAAGGCCAGCCCCTGGGCCTCGTAGCGGACCGGAGAGGCGTCCATCAACAGCTGCGGGAACGATGTCGCCGATCCGCGCACGTCCCAGACCAGGGTGTCGTCTCCGGCCGCTCCGCCCGAGAGGAACCGGGGGCTTCCGGCGATAATGGGGATGGTAATACTCGCCGAGCTACCGCCTCCTGAACCCGTTGCCCCGGCGATGGAAATCGTGAGTCTATCTCCTTCTTTCAGATACTGCGTACACCGGCAGGAAATGAGAAAGGCGAATTCTTTCGTGTTCCTGCCGTCAAACGTGGTGCTGTAATAGACCTCGTCAGTAAACGCGGGAGCGTAACCGTCCGACAGCTCCCAGTAATACTCCGAGCCCTTGTCGCTCCAACACCCAGCCATGCTGGAGCCGTCAGTTTTTCCCGGCACTATTCCGGCGGCGAGGTAGATCAGATCGATCTCCGAGTAATAGCGGGTAAGGAACGAGTCCCGGGAGGAGAGGATATCGTCCCGGGCCGTACTGGTCAGAACGGCCAGATGGCTGAGCACCTCGGCCCGCAGGCTGTCCCACATGCTCAATGCGGTGGGGTAGGTGTAGATCTTTTCCAGGGCATTGAGCAGCAGGCTGAAGCAGCGCTCCATCCAGGCGATATCCGATTCCGCCGCCAGGTAGTACGCGGCCGAGTCGTAGGATTGTCCGATCACCGCCGACGTGATCGGACCCCAGTTGCGGTAGAGGCCGGAATTCGCGACACCGGCCATGAAATCGACCACGGCCCGGGAACTGTCGGCATGATAGGTCTGTTGATGCCAGCCGGGATTGACGTCGCCCAGGGTGAGGTATTCATACGTCACGGTGTACCGCATCAGGAGCGACGTCCCGGGAGTGCCCGGCGGCGTCGTGTTCGCCGTGATGAAATCATGCCGCCACTGGTAGAGCGATTGCAGCCGGCTCGCATAGGCCGGGTCCAGTTCCATAAAACCACCTCCTTCGGGCAGGCCCAGGCAGTAATTCGATATCGCCGCGGGCCTGGGTTCGATGTCGCAGTTGAGGGCCTTTCTGTTCTTCCGGTAGGTAGCAACGATTGTTTTGGCGGTACCGTTGATGCCCAGCTTGCCGGCGGCGATAATGACCGGCGGCTCGTATTCGCCGAGCAGGGGATCGCGGGTCTGGTACTCGATGGCCAAAAGCCTGATTCCGCCGACCTCCGCGCCGCTGCCCGGCGACGATTGGGCGGGCGGAATGGTGAACGAGATCGGGCTCGATACTTCGCTGTACGGTACGCCGGTCCGGGCATTGGGAAGGACTCCGGACACGGTTCCCCGCACGGTCCAGAGGCTGTCTCCCCGGTACTCCAGAGAGATGATCTCGGTCGGGGCCGCCGGCTTCACCTCCAGCGAATCCGGGAAGTCTTTCAGCTCGTACCAGCCGCTGATGGTCGGCGGGTTGGCCTTGGCGGACGTGCGCAGGGGCAGGTCCAGGGCCGCCATGCCCCCGGGCGCGAGATTCAGGGAGACCACGCCCTGCACGGTGATGAGCCGGGACCGGCTCCGGAGAGCCGACAGCAGGTCGAACAGGGTGACGATGCCGGGATAGATTTCCGTGGTCCTCCCATCCGCCGCCGTGACGGTGCGGCTGCCGGTGACGAGGAATATCTTTGAGCCTGCCGCCAGCTTGACCGTGGGCGTGGGTGACAGGTGATACAGCCAGCCGTCGGAGGTGTACTCCCGATACTGGCGGTAGACCGTCGGGTCCCCCTGGATGCGGATGCGGGGGCAATCCTCCGGCAGCGTGCCCGAAGCGGGCAACGTCCGGGTGATGCCGGTCCATTCCCACTCCTCGCCGCCGAAGGTGTCTTCCCCCGGCTCGATGTCGCTGAGCAGCGAGAAGGATGTGGCGGACGCGGTCAGATCCTCCCGGACGAACAGGCTGATGTCATTGCCGGCGGCGCCCGTGATTTTCGCCACCAGTCGCACGCCGTAGAAATCCAGGCAGGCGGCCTGGGAGGCCGTCCCCAGGCTCACCAGCTCCACCTCGATGGACTGGGCCGGCACATCGGCGGCCGAGACATCCACCAGGCCGCCGCTGCCCACGCCCGCGAACACCGGTGAGGATATGCGGCCGGCGCCCAGGTCGGAGACTATCCTGACCTCGAACTCGGCGTCATCATGGCCGGTGTAGGAACCGGCCAGACGGACGGAGCCGGAGCCCCGGCGGGTCGCCTTGCCCGGGAACACGGCGGCTGCCGGTTGTACCGCGGAGGCCGTGAGAACGGCGGAGGACACGGCGTTTCGGTTGTTGGCGAGGATGCGTTGAATGCTCATGATTTCAGTTTCATCACCTTTTCAAATACCGGGAGGACTTCCCGGCGGACCGTGGCTTCGTCCAGGCGCTGCGCGTAAATGTTCACCACCATCGGCGTCCCTGCGGCCGCTTGCCCTTGGAAGGCCGCCGCGTCGGAGAACGCCCCGCCGGATGCGAAACCCACCCTGGGCGTGGGGATGTAGAGGTACTCTTTCCAGGCGGCCGCTTTAGCAGTCAATCGCTCCCAGATCTGGCGTCCGGCGGCCGAGAGCGGGTCGTTGATCCCGGCCATGAATCCCCGGCCGATATTGCTCTCCCAGAACCTGACGGACTCGTTCTTGATGCCCCATTCCCCGGAGCGCACCTTAACTATCAGGTTGTCCACCGGGCTGTCAGGCCCCGGGAACCGCCCGCCGCCGGCGAAGCCGGGGATGGCGGTTGCAGACGATACGGAGGATTCGAGGGCCGCCTTTTTTGCCGCCGCGGCTTCCTCCTGGATGTTGGCCATCTTCCGCTTGTGGATTTCCTCCAGCAGCGTGAGAGCCTCCCGGTATTCCTGGACGATGGCCAGATTGCCCGCCTGCTGGGCGTCTGCCAGCTTGGCCAGGAGCTCGTCTTTCTTGGTCTGGTAGTCCCGCTCCTCGATGGCGGTCCGGTTGCCGAGCATCTCGTCCAGCTCATCCCTGAGGCTGCCGACCGTGTCTTTCGCCTGCTCCTCGGCCTCCTTGAGGGACTCGGTCAGGCGATCCACCTCGCTCCTGATCCCTTCCAGGTCGGATGTGTCCAGCAGGTCCATCTCCTTGATCAGGTTATTGGCGTGCCGAACCTGGTACTCGGTGGCCTGCCCCATTGTTTTGAGCTGCTCGGTCAACTCGGCCACGGCCAGGCGCTGTGAGTAGTAGCGGTAGGTGAGCTGTTCCGCCTCGCGGGCGTGCTCGCCCAGGAGACGCGAGAACAGCCCCGATTCCCGGGCCATCTCCCCGGCCTTGAGCACTTCCTCTGCCACCTCGGCCAGCTTCCGGCGCAGGTCTTCGGCGGAATCGAGAGAGGCGGTGAGAGGGACATGGAATGCCGCGGCAACCTTGGGGCCGAGGGCTGCCACCTCATTGGTGATCCGGTCCCACTGTTCGTAGAACCCGCCGGCAAACTCGCTGGTTTCAGCGAGGGATTGCTCCCACTCCTCGGTCAACCTCGATTTGCGTTCGAGGGAAGCCTCCATCCGCCGCCATTCAGCCTCTTCCTGTTCCTTGACCGCATGGCGGAAACTCTCAACCTGAACCCGGTCGAGTTCCTGTTTCTTTTCGTAGTACTCCCGGTCGGCTTCATACCGGGCAGTGAGGGCCTGCTTGTACTCCACGCTGTCCGGCGTGGTGTCTCGTACGGCGCGGGCCTTCAGGTCGGCCACCTGTCTCAGGTAGGTGACTTCGGCTTCCAGCTTGTCGCGGGCTGCCTGCCGGCAGGTGATGAGGCCGTCGCGCTCGCTGTCTATCAGCCAGTCCAGGCGGCGGTGCAGTTCCATCCGGTAGTCGAGGGAGGATTTCTCCAGCTGCTGCTTGCGCTCCTCCTCGGCCCTTTGCGTAATGGTGTTCTCGGCGGCGGTCAGCTTTACGAGCGCCTGTTCCTTGGCCTTGTGCGCCTCGATGTATTCCTTGCTGTCCCGGCGGTAGACGGCGGATATCTGGTCGAAGTTTCGTTGTGCAATTTCGTATTCGCGACCGGCAAGATCCGCCTGGATGTCGGCAATCTCCCTTTCGCCATCGATCTCGGTCCGGACCCGGTCGGCAATCTGCTGACGGATCAGGGCGATCCGCTCGTTTCCCTCCGAGGTCGTGATCTCCAGGGCGCGTTTCTTCTCCTCTTCCCCAAGGAGCCCGCGTTTCACGGCATAGAGCTGCTGGACCTGGAACACCGCCTTCTGCCTCTGCTCTTCCAGGGCCGGCAGGCTGACGCCCGACTCTTCAGCCTTGGCCTTCTGCGCGGCGTAGTATGTCTCGACCTGTTTCAGTGCTTCGACATACTGTTGATCCAGGGCGGCCCTGTCCCTTTCACGCAAATTACCCAAGGCGGCGAAATAGTCTTCATCAACCTTGAGCTGCTTTTTTCGGTCCTCCAGGTTGGCAAGGCTTTCCTTTGCATACAGTTCCTTTTCGGCCTTCTGCCCATCTTCGATGATCTTTGCCCGAGCCTTTCGGTGTTTCGCCAGGATCTTCAGGTACTCATCGAAATTGAAGCCCGCCTTCCGGAGGGCATCCACATCCGCTTTCTCGTCGAGGTCCTGTTGTGCCAGCTTCTCCTGGGTCTTGCGCTTCAGCTCGTTTATCTGCTTTTCCGTGGAATCGCCCAGGATTTCAACCAGGCGGTCTTCCCGGGCCTTGGCGTCGGCTACTCCCTGGCGGGCGTCGGCCTCTGCCGATTCCTGTTCCTGCTTCCGCTTGGCATACTGCTCTTTCACCTCGCGGTCGATCGATTTCAGACTCCAGACCAAAGCCCCCAGGGCGACGACCACCATGCCGATCGGGCCGCCCATCATGTTCATGGCGCCGGTGAGCAAAGACGCGGCCCCGGCAGCCGCTCGGGACGCGAGCGTGGCCCTCCCTGCGGCAGCGGCATAGCGATTCTTGGCTAGAGTGGTGGCGCTCGATTGGAATGCCAATTCAGCCTCAGCAACTGCCAGCGCCTGATTAGCCTGTGCCTTTCTGACCGTAATCATGAAAACGGCCCGGGTGGCATTGGCGGCAATCACCTCGGCCCTTGCCTTGTCGAGAAGAGCGATTTTGTGCGCCTCGACTGCCCGGGCTGCTTCCAACTCTGCTTGCGCCTTTGCCTTTGCCACTGACCGGCTGTCCAGCAGCACGGCATTCCCTGAAACAACTGCCCGGACGAATTGGATCTGCTGCGCTGCCGAGACAACCGCCGCTTCCCCGATCCTGCCGATCACCACGGCGGCGCCGGCGGCTGCTAGAACCTCAACGGCGGTGGTGATGGCAGAAAAATTGGCAGCTATGGCGTTCAGGGCTGTCGCGATTGTCGGCATGACAGCTTTGCCCAGTTCGTTGTACGATTCGGTAACAGCATTTTTGAAATTGTTGATGGCCGATGCGCCACCTTTTGCCGCCTCTGCTGCTGCTTTACCGTAGGTCTCGTGCATCCGCACGGCCAGCTTCGGCAGGAGATCATTCGACATCAGCCCGCCGACTTCAAGCTGTTTATTGAGTTGCTGCGTGGTCATTCCCATAGACTGGGCAGCAAGTTGGAATGCACCGCTCAGGCGTTCTCCGAGTTGCCCCTTGAGCTCCTCGGCAGAAACAGTACCCTTGCTCATCATCTGAGAGAGCGCCAGCAGCGCTCCCTCGGTTTCTTCACCCGAGAGACCCATTGCCCGGGCCGCCTCGGCAACTCCGCTGAAGATCTTCCGCGTCTGCTCACCCTCCAGGGCGGTGCCTTTAGCCGCGTTGGCAAATTTGCCATAAGCCTCAGCAGAGGTAGTCAAGTCCAGTCCAAGGCGTCTTGCTTCGCCCCTGACGAATTCCATCTCCTGCGCCGCACCGGCCGCTGAGCCGGTGAGGGTGGTAAAGATGGCGTTTATCTTCTCGAACTGGAGGGTGGTATCGATCACCGGTTTGATGGCAGACAGGACCGTATCAACGGCGGATTTTACCTGATTGAAGGCAAAGGAGATCGCCGTGACGTGGGTTGCCAGGGAGTCGAACGACCCCTGGATGGCCTTAACGGCACCTGATGACTCATCGCGCGTTGCGATGACTATTTGGACTCTGTTGTCAGTCACGTTTTATAAACTGCCTTCTTGTCTGCCAGATTGCCCTTGGGCGGTTCAGGAGCCCCAGGCTGTTGTTCGGCAATGAGCTTGGTCGCATCAGGTGAGAGCCGGTATTTTACCTCTGTTGATGCCGGATCAATTCCATGCCCGGCGAGGATGACGCCCATGGTGAGATTCATCTGTCCACGAATCTCCCGTTCACTCCGCATGAGGTCCAACAGGATTTGCCTCTGGTTTTCGTGTATTACGATTTCCTGTTTGATTTCCTGTCCCATTTATCCTCCGATTTTCGAGACGAGGAAGGCCTCATAGTCAGTTGCCGTCACGCTCTCAACATAATCCTCTCCGGTAAAACAGATTGAATCTGCGCCCAGCGACACAAAACGATCCCCGTCCATATATCCCTGGTGAAATTCGATAGTGGTATTCGGGGTATCGAAGTGTTCGGGCTCGATGATCACTTTGTTAACTTTTCCGCAAGTTACCCTTGAGTCCTGCGTGTTTGTGAGCTTGAACATGAATCCTCCTGCTTTTTATGCGGCTGCGTGGAAGCCGAGATTTTCCTGCCTGGTATTCATTGCAGCGGCCCAGGTCAACAACGTCGCCAAATCAGTAGGGTCGGCAAGATGGCTCTGTTTGTATAGCCTGATCCAGTCGCCGGGCTCATTACAGATATGTAGTGCAGCATGACCGGCGGCGATGTCTTTCGACACCAGTTGTACACAGTCGGCTGGGGACGATGTCGGATAGGCTCCCGTGGCCAGAGCCAGAATTTTCGTACCCCCAACTCCCCACGAAGTCTGCCCTATACCGATGGTGCCGGCGAAATAGTTCCTTCCGGTGCTACTCTGCTGATAGACACCCCACTCGTTCGTGATCGAGGGGATGTCCACACAAACCCATTTACAGGTTCCGCCGCCGCCAAGCAGTGATTCATCGTACTCGGCGCCTATAACGTCGGTTAAAGATGGTTTTATGGACCCGGTAACACCGGTCTGTGTGCAGACGAAGTACCTGGTGGTAATCACATCGTCTTTTATGATCGTAACCCCCGCGGTAACTGCTGTCCCCGGTGTAGTCGGCCAGTAATTCGTAACGGATATGGTGGCAGGGGTGAGGAATATTGCTCCGTAGGCGTTTTGAATCTTGCCTCTTCTGATTTGCGTGGCAACCCGTAATCCTATGCAGTCGGTAGTCAAGGGGTTTGCGGACCAGTCTGCGTCGTAGTGGCCTATATTTGCGTACATACCTCCGAACGTGGCAACTGTGCCGCTATCCCCCTGGTTCGCTTTTGAAGCTCGGAGATTGGTCATGTTGGCCCCATACGACCATCCTGAATTGATGACTCCGGATGCAACAGCATGGTACAGGTTCACATACAGGCCGGAACTGTAGCGTGTTGACGACGCAGTTATGACATTGGTGGTGGCGAAATACATGCCGTGATACGATGAGTCAGTTTTTACACTGTTATCGTAAACACCATAACTTGCATTGGGAGAAGACCCGTTTAGGCCGATATTGACGGCAAGTTTCAGCCCGGAGGAATTCAGCCGCGCCCACTCCGCATAAGCAGCTCCACTGTATCCCTGCCACACAAATGATCCGACCCCGCTTGACTCTTGCACCATGCCATACCAGAGTTCAGCAGACCCTCCATGCGTGAACCTGATTCCGGTTTGAGCTCCGGAAGCATTCCCGCCCTGGAGTGTAAGCCTGGAAACGGCATTCGCAGCAGTAGCTGAATACGCTGTAGTAGCTGTAGAGACAAGGGATAGCGTCTTTGCCAATGCGCCGGAGTTGAAGATTCCAGTTCCGCCGAGTTGAAACTTGTCGGTTCCGTTATCGCTCATCCACAAAACAAACCTGTCACTGTCGTTGATGACAGGGATTGTATTTGCGGAGGCGGTCGTGGAGGCATGGTAGCCATCGACCTGGTCGGCGCTTTTTCCCGTCAAAACAGCCGGAAGCCTGTCCAGGGATAAGGTACCGGTAAAGTTAGCGGCATTGAGGTAGTAGGCGCTTGACTGACCGTCAAGAAAATCAGAGTCAAGTCCGGACCCCATGCCGTCTACCGTCATCAGCAGATTCAGTATGTCTGTTGCCGTGAAATCTGATGCCGAGATCGCCCCGAGTGTGGCCCGGGCCGTTGCCGCATCCGCGGCGCCAAGGAGGTTCCGGGCGAATGCCGTGAGGGTCGTGAGCCCTGCCTGACCGGTCCCGGTGAAATAGGGTAACTGGTCGGCAGCCGAATCAAGCCCGGCAAGGGCTGTCAGATTACTGGCGAGAGGCTGGTACACGCCGCTATGGTTATGCCCGAGTGGCGAGTACGTCAGGTCATGGTTGTGACCGAGCCCGGCGTAGACCAGATCATGATTATGTATGAGCGGCGCATACGTCAGATCGTGATTGTGGCCTGCATCCGCGGCCCCGATATCCGCGGCGGACAGAGCGTCGGAACCTCCCGACGCGTGACTGCTTTTGTGGGCGGTAGGTGTCCTTGCATCCAACAGCCGGGGGTCGTTCGTGCCAACAGGCGTGTAGCCAAGAGCCTCCTGTTTGCCGTCCCAGGTCGATTTTTCGGTGTCGGAGACGAAACGGTGCGCCGCATCCTGGGTGATGTCACCCGCGTCATGGTAATGAGGCTCAAGCGATCCCGGCGGCCCGGGTTCGCCCGGGTCCCCCTTGTCTCCCTTAGACCCGGGAGGACCCTGTTCCGCCATCTCTGCCAGGATGGTCTCGTCGTCGTCAATCAGTATGATTATCTCGTCTTCCATCCATCACCCCGGTAAAACGTAAAACAGGCAACGCGGGCGCTTCTTTACGGTTCCGCCGGCAAATCGTATCAGAGAGGTAAATACATGGTGACCGGGAGGGAGCGCATTTGATCCAGTTTCGTCCAGTACGCAATAATAGATCCCTTCGGCCAGGTCATACGGCTCGATAGTCAACGATCTCAGGGCGGTCGGCGCTGTCCACGTCCGCTTGATATCGGCCGTGATAGTCGCGCCGGTGAGGTTGGCAGGAGCGCCGGTCCGCTTGTTCCGCAGGCTCACCCGCAAACGGAGCGTCTCTCCCTGGACGATGGTGATTATCTTTTCTCCATCCACTGCTCGAACCCCTTCGCGTCCGCGTGGTACCCCATGCGGAAGGCTACCGCCGTGCGCTTCATGGCCTCTTCATCATGTTTGTAAAGGGCCTGTAAAGCCTCTATAAAGAATCCGTATCCATAGTCCCAGACTCCGGGGCCGTGGCCGCGCTCAATGAGGAGAAATACAGTGTCGAGAAAATCCGCACGAATGAATTTTTCAGGTCTGCGAGCACGTCTGCCAGACCCAGAGCGCCCGCCAACTTGAAAAAAACCGCGTTCACCCGCTTGAACGCTTCCCACACCTCTTCCAGTTCTGATGGCGACAAATCCTGGAACCCCTCGACCGTGCAATCCATTGCCAGAGGAATGATATCCTTTGCTCGACGGATCAGGGATGAGACGGACACCGCACCCAGCTCGCCTGTCTCATCTTGAAAGAGAGAGAGGATGCCCCTCACCTTGAGCTCCCATACTGTGATCTTCTTGTCGCCGAGGTCGACTACTTCGTTTTTGCGCATGAACTTATGCCTCCATGATCTCCCGGAAGAACTTGCTTCCGGTGGTGCGGGTCAGATCCAGCTGCGCGGCGCCCTCCAGAGCAATCTGTCCCCAGCTGTCGCCGATAAGAGAGAGTTCTTTCAGCGGGTCGCTGGAGAATTTAAAAACCTCCACCACCACCGCCTTGTTGTCCTCGGAGGTATTCATCCCCTCGAAGCGCAGCCGGTAATCCTTGGCCCCCTCCGTCATGGCGTCGACGGTTTCCTGCGCCGCGTAGGAGTAGCTGATTTCCAGGTTGTCCTCGTCGGCGATGTTGGCCACGGCTCCAAGGGTGGTTTGCTCGGCGGTGGTGAGGATGTTGATACTCCCGGCCTCGGGATTGACCGTATAGTTCTTGTCAACCTCGTAGGTAACCGGAGTGGCGTCGTCCGACTTCACCACCACGCTGCTCACCTTGACATGCGCGAGCGCCACGGTTTTTCCGAGATAGGCGATTACCGGCTCGTCGGTAGCGGTTCCGGCTGCCACGGCAGCGGCCGTGCCTCTGAGTGCCCTGGCCAGATTCTCCTTGTTCAACGACTCGATAATCGCTGAAACAGTGACCTTGGTCTCCTTGGTGCGGCGCTTGTCGATGCCGCTCTGACCGGTGGTCGATTCTTTGTGTTCGTCCACGCTCACGGCTACGGACATCTTCAATTCCGGGCAGTTCCCCACGTGGGTATATCCCTTGGCCGCCCCGGTTGTCGCGTCGCGTTCGGCGATGAGCAGCGCCCCCTGGCCGGTGTAATACCTGGATTCAACAAGATTTTGCGCGGGCATATAGCCTCCTTTTTCGTTGTCCGTCGACCGTGTCCGTGTCCGTTAAAACCGCCTTCACGGACACGGACAACGGTTTTACGTGATTCCCAACTCCGTCAATTTTTCCCGCAGCCGCTCTTCGCTCACCGGCGCGGCCGGGCTGGTGGTGGTGAAAACAATGTCGTACTCCCAGATGCCCTGCTTCTCCTCCACGAACTCGTCGCCGGCATACTCGAACCGGGAGCAGCCGGGGATCTGCCAGCCGTTGATTATCAGCCGCGCCGCCTCGATGAACAGCAACGCGTCCCCCTCGAACCTCGCCACAGCCCGGATGGCGATCGTTGGATGCCGCCCCTTGTCGACCCCGCTTCCCGCATAGTGGATCAGGAGCGCGCCGCGCGGATGGCGGAGCCGGTAATCTCCCGGCTTGTCCGGGAAGGTGGCGATTTCAAGGCTGGTTATATGGGCCTTTAAACGATCTGTAACTTTGGCGACGATTTCGTGAATGAACATCAGAACCCCTTCAGCGTGTCCTTTGTGAAGACCGGTTCCGGAGTCGTGAACTGCGGGAGGTCCACGGGGCCTGCCGGCGCTGTGGCTTCCTGTTCTCCGATTGTCACAGTCCCCTTTGCGATGCTCTCTAGGAGCTTGACAGCGTTCCGGTACCGGTCCTTCCGCACTTCGGGTAGGTCACCGCCACGACGCGACTCCAGATTGTACACGGCGATATCGATGGATATCTTCCGGATCACATCCGGGACCAGGTTAAAGGGGACCTTGTAGCGCCCCCCGATCCAGGCGTCGATCTCCGCGTCCGCGTCGGCAATGGCTTCTACCACCACGGCCTCTCCGACGCTTCCCGTCAGGGAATCGTCGGAGAGGATCGTCATAACCGCCTCCGGTAGCTGCCTCCGTATATCGTCCAGGGTGCAGTAGGCCATGGCTTACGTCGTCACCGTGGCGTCGCAGATGCCGTCCACGTTGGGAATGGGGAACGGCTTGGATTCGGCCACCAGCTGGTAGCCGCTCGGGTTATCGGTCTTGATCGGCTTGACGAAGAAGGGGAGCGGCTGGAGATTTCCGTCCAGGTCGTCGATGGCGCAGTAGGGCATCTGGTGACCCGCGTCCAGAGCGATCATCTTGACGGTCTTCGCGGCGACCACCGGGACCATGGCCTTGGTTTCCGGATTGTAATACAGCTCATCCCGGGGCTTGACCAGGTACCCGCCGACGTTGATCCCCTGCTCAGTGATGGCAACCGTCAGCTGTGCAGTGGAGACGAAACCCTCAGCCAAAGCAAACAGGGCGTTGTAGGCTGCCTCGCTCGCCCAGGTCTCGATCCGGCCGCCGTATCCCTTTTCCTTCAGCTTTTTGTGCATGCCCCGCAGGGTGAGGAATACATCCTTGATTTTAGCGTCGGCTGCGTCCCACTTCTTGGCAGGGGTATATGTCTGGATGGTGCCGAACACAACCGAATAGGTCTCGAAACCGCCGCCTTCAAGCTTCACCGGCCAGGACAGCGTCCCGGTCAAGGAGACCGCGCACATCGCTTCGGTCGTGGCCCGGACCGTCCGCCGCAGGATTTCGGTTTTCGCTTGTGCCCAAGCGCTAAGGGATGCCTGATCACCCTGGAGAACCTTCAGGTTATTAAGGTCGCCACCAGTGACCCCAATATCCGGACGGATAGGGAAGGGCTCGTAGAAGCCGGTGGACCCTGTGCCGCCGGCAATAGTGATTGACCGGCCACCCCGGCGAGCAAGGGGCATAGCCGTGGCCACGGACCGCACCAGGTCGGCGCCGATGAGCGACAGAGGCTGTAGGGGACGCACGACGTAGACCGTATCCATGACCGGCGTCTCCAGCAGCGGGAGCTCGGTCAGGTACCTGATGATGGCCTCCCGGGTAAACAGACCGCGGATGTTGATGAAGCCGACGGCAAGGAGCGGCAGGGTGGTCATTTGCCCATGGTCGCCTGCAGCCATGGCCGGGGCTCCGGGAAACAGGACAACGGCCACCAGGATGAGGCCGAGCCAGATAGACAGAATACCGAAAATGCGTTTCATACTGTTCCTCCTGTGTGTGTCCGAAGGGGACAGGCCCTTTGGAGATCTAGAGGGCCTGTCCCCTTGTCGTTATTTCGGGAAGATCCCCTTCTTCTGCAACAGCATCAAGAGCGCCGCGGACGGGGCGGCTTTGGCTGTTTTGCCGACCTTGAGGACCGTGGTGTCGACCGTGCCGTGGGCGACATACAGGCCGGATGCGCTGTAAGCGGTATCTACCTGTTCATCCAGGACGCCGTCCACCGCGGTCACATAGTCGGCGGTAACGTCAACCTCGTTCACGACATTGGCGTTGAAGGTCACGGCATAGGCGCCGGTGCGGTAATTGATAGTTCCACTGCCTCCCGCGCTCCCGGTCAACCGCCCGCTGCCGTCATCGGCGAATGTCTCGACTCCGTCGGTGATAGCCAGTGTGCCCGGCTCCACCGGGTACGACGCGAGGGTTCCGGTGAACGCCTTGGTTGAGCCGTCACCGGTTTCGATCACCTCGTCCGTCACTTCAGCCAGGGGGACCAGCTCCGCAGATGCGTTCCTGGTCAGTGCCAGCCCGGTCGGGTATATGCCGTCATTCGCCTTCAGCTTGCCCGACAGGATCACCGGGTCATGCCCGGGGATCTGCGCACGCTCTTCATCGCGGGAGATGCTCCCGACTTGTCCATTAATGGTCATTAAAACCTCCTGTATTCGGGCGATCACGAGGATCACCCCTACGATTTATACGTGTTTCGCCAGGTCCGCCGGGATCTTGCTTGCATCGGCGGCGGTCTCACCCCGGCCCGGCGCCAGTTCGCCGAACTCAATCTGCTTGGGCATGGCGGTAAAAAGGTCCTTGAGGACGTCGGCAGGTGCCTTGGTCTGCTTCGCGTCCCCTTCGCCGAATTCCAGGGTATCGCCTTCAGTGATCCCGCAGGCGAAGTCCAAGGCCGCAACCGTGGCCGCCTTGTTCGCCGGCAGAAGCTTCCCCGCCTGGACCAGCCCCTCGGCGAAGGCCACGTTTCCATCATGCACGCCGGCGTTCTCTTTCGACTTCAGCGCTTTTTCCCTTTGATCGAATTCCGCCTCTTTGGCGGCGATCTGTTCGGCCGTCATACCCATGGCTCCCTCCTCCTTGTTCGTTTCAGCGAATGCCGGTTCCGGCGTCGCTTCGGTCTGTATCTCGGGCCGCAATGCCTCTTCGGTTATGCTCTCCAGGTCCCATTCAGGTAGGGCCGTCTCGGCCTTCTCCGCTCCGAACTCTCCGATCAGGAAGTTCTTGACGCCCCGGAGCACACGGGCGATGGTCCGATCGTTCCAGTCGCTAAGCTCAATAATCCCGGTTTCTCCCTCCGCGAAGCTCACGGTCCCGAGCCCCTTCACCGCCGGCGGCATGGCCCCGAGAAATCCGAGATGCCGGGGATAGTAAACTCCGGGTACCGGGTTGTTCGGGCTGTCCGGCTCATAAAGGGACAGGGATACCCGGTTGAACTTCCCGGCGTTGACCGCTTCGGCGAAGGCCGGGTCCACTTGGTCGGGCTCACCCATCAGGAATCCCTCGGCGAATTCGGCGGTCCCAACCCTGCCGTAGGCCGGGTCGTCATGCTTCGGATGCCCGATGACGAACGGGGCCGCGTAGGTCTCAGGGTTGTATGCCGCGGCCGTGGCCTTCAAGTCCGCCTCGGTGAAATTCACCACCTTGCCGTTCATGGCAGTGAAGCGTCCCGGCTTCAACATCTTGATTCGTTTTTTCATCCTACCTCCTCACGGTGCTCGCACCGTATCACTTCAAATCACCCCTGACATTTACGAGGCCGTAAATTCCTCACAGCCTGTTTTCAGAAATCGCAGGAATGGCGTTTAAACATAATTTAAAAATCGTCGGAGCAGGCAACCCGGCATATCGGCATACCCCGGACCAAGAAAACGCCTCACAGGGCAAATTTGGCGTTCGGTCGTTTTTTCGATCCCCCACTTTGACAAAGGGGGGCTAGGGGGGATTTCTGAGATTACCCCTTCGCCTTCTCGATGTGCTTCTCCACGATCTCGATAATCCGCTGTCGGTCCTTTTCCGCCAGCCGCATGCCGGCGCCCTCGTTGACTGCCAAGTAGGGCCGCGCCGGTATCCTGGTCTTGCGGCCCCTTCCGGCGATCAGCGTGCCGAACTGGTGGACGCCCGCGTACTTAATCTCTCCACCCGCGCCGATAATCACCTGATTTCGATCAGCCTGGTAGTGGACTGTCCGGCGCAGGTCACCGCTTTCAACCAGCATTTTCTTGTTGGTCAGGTACTGCCGTCCCGCCTTGGCCAGGTGGCCGCTCTTCTTCAGCCGTTTTCCCTTGGCCAGCCCCATCCCCAGGGTAACCGCGGAAAGCCTGGGCCAGGGCCGCCCCTCGGGGTCGCTTTCGTCCGCAAAGTTCTGCAGGACCCGCCCCTCGTAGTACTGCCCGATCTCGTGCATGGCCGGGGTCGTATCCTCGACCGCGGCGGCGAGCCTCGCCAGGACCGCATTTACCTGCTCATCTTGTATAATTACCTTCGTGTCCATTGATTAATCCCTGTTTACATCCGGATATGTGTGAGATATAATTTGAACTACTCAAGGCGTCGTATAGCACTCAGTGGTAGAGTCGTTGACTGGTAAACGGTCAACTGGCCCCGTGGTTCGACTCCCGGTGCGACGCCTACAACTCACCATCCAAAAGGATGTACTTCCCGCTGCCGACATTGCCCAGCAGATTGGCGACGGGGACATGGCTGCCGGAGGTAACCGCATTGCTGGTTATTCCGGCTTTTTTGTTCAGCATATCCATCCTCACCACCCATTTGCCGCTTTTGGCATCCGATCCCACGTCGAACACATAGAGCAGGGCAGGCCGTTTGCCCGGTTCAAACAAGACCGCGCGAGACTCCCTTATCAATCTTGGAAGGGAAGCAACCTCGTCGAGTGACACAATCCTTTCTTTTCGCGCCCTGTCACCACCCTTGGCCAAGTCCTGGCCATGCTCCAAATGGATCAGATCCTTATCCGTGACAGTAATCAGGACCGACTCCAGATCCTTCCCACCGACTTCTAATAGACGGGAACGGATTTTCGGTTCAACAAACCACACTGTCCGCATTTCACCGGTGGTTTTGATGATGCCGTCCGCAGTCGTATTTGCGTGGATTGCCTTTACCCACTCTGCAAACCGTTCATCATTGAGCGTGGAGAGATTCTTTTTCAGCTCTCCATAGAGGGGTTCGGCGATCTTATCAGCCAGTGTTGCCAGCTTTCGGCCCAGAGCATCCTCATGGCGGAGCATACCCGCCTCGCCCACGTTGTAATCCCACCCTTTGTCTATGCCGACCGGCGCGCCGGTCTTGGGATCGATGGGGGATGGTGGCGCGTCGGCAAGCCCTGATGCCGTTGCTGCGTCATAGTCCTCTTTCCATGCCCGCACCATCCGGCAATGGCATCCCCAACCGTTCGGAGGGTAATGGGTGCCAACCCAAGGGTCATCTATACGCACCACTCGGCCGTTCCAGGCCAGATGCAGCGGCCTCGGGTTCATCACCCCGTCGGCATGGACGTAGCGCAGGTACTCGGCGCCACCTTCCTGGAACTGCTGCCAGCGGCCCGCCTGGTAGGATGTGGTGATATTGGTGTCCCAGATCAGGCGGCTGCGCCAGTTGCGGCCTCCCTTATAGGCCCAGCCGTGTTTCTCCACGATTCCGTCGAATTGCTCCCGGAACTCCTTCAGAGACAGCTTGCCGTCGATGGCCTTCTGCACCGCGCCGCGCAGGTCTTCCAGCAGGGCGGCTTTCATGGCCCCGGCGGACATGAAGCCCCGGGCGTGCTGTTCCTTCCACAGGTCATCCCAGGCTTTCGTTTGGATATTCAACTTCTGTTGAAAGAACCTGGAAGCCTCGTTGAAGGGGAGTTTGAAGATTGCGTCAAACTCTTCGGGGGTCACAACCCCTCCCCGCTCCCCTTATCAGGGGAGAGCTCCGCGTCAATGCGGCCTGCCATTACGGCGCGCATGGTATTCTCGGCGATGATCCCGGCTATAGCCTCCACACTCATGTCCGGGTAGGCCGCCAGAATGATCCCCGGCAGTTCATCGATGTCTTCCGCTGTATCGATCCGTTTTCTCAAGGCATCGATCCAGGCGTCCATCCCCGGAGCAGCCGCCGTGTCGAGCCGGTCGGAGAGGGCGGTCACCGTGGCGGTTGGGCCGTCCACAGCACCCTCAGCAAATGCCGGGTCGTCATCCCCGCCCACGCCTGCCCCTGCCGGTTGCTCCGGCACCCATCCGCCTACCGCGGTTTCTCCTCCCGACGGCCGAGGCACCTTGTAGGTGTCATAGAAATATCGCTCAGGTATCTTCACCATCGAGGTCAATACCCTGTCGCGATACGCGAGGGAACGGAGATCCTCCGCCGAAACGGCGACATCGCCATCACCACCGTCGCCCGGCGCCGTCGGAGCGGCGACCACCTCTATCTCGTCATCCGCCAGCCCATACCGCCGCTTGAAGTAGACCGGAGTCAAGCGCGCTCCCGCGGCGGCCACGGCGTTGGACCGCTTCTCATCCCGCTCCGCCACGGTCAGCTCGTCTTCCTCATCCTCGCATTTGATCCAGATCTGCGGATAGTTCCTGGTGCCCGGGAACTGGTAATCCACCAGCCAGCGCACCACGCCGTTCTCGCTGTTGAGCGCCTCGCACAGGGCGTCGGAGTCCGCCTTGACCAGGTCGCCGCGCACGTCCGCCTGGGCGTCCTGGTTGCCGAGTGCCCCCGGTGTCCCCTCGGTGGTGGCGGTCTGGCCCAGGATCACCACGGTCATGGCGCCGTCCATGTATTCCACCAGCTCCTTGTAGGTGGTGATGGAGCCGCTGCGGGCAGCTTCAAGTAGGTCGAGCTTCATCCCCTGCGGGTAGATGACGGCATTGTTTGTGTGCACTGCCTGGGCTGCTGCCAGGAGGGCATCTTGCTGTTCCTTGAGAGCCCCGGACGGGTATTCGCCGGTCACGGTCGGGCCGGCGAACTTGTCGCAGAACATGAGCCAGAACTTGATGCCGTTCTTCTTGAACCACCATGGCCAGTACAGCTCCCGGCCAAGGCCCACGCCGTAGGGTGTCTCCACCTCGTCGCCGAACGTGACGTGCTGAAATTTCCGGAGCGGCAGGCCGTCCCTGGTGCTTACGTTCTCACCCATGGGGTTGCCCCGGGTGATGAGGAGGATGTTCCCCTCCAGGTCGAATCGGAAGCGCCGCTGGTTTCGGTGGAGCATATCCTTGATGAACACGTCTCCCTCGCTGTAGTCCCACATCACCTCGCTCAAAGCGAACCCCTTCAGGGTGCCGCCCCGGAGCAATGCCCGGCGGGCGCGGTCGAAGGAGAAACCGAGGAATACCTGCTTCACGTACTCGGCGCGCCGCATGTCCTCGGCCGAGTCCGTGTAGGGGGTGACTTCCCATTCCTTACCGATCACCGAGAGCGCCCGGGTTCGGAGCGATGGGCCGATGCGATCGTCCCGGCTCATGTCGTCATAGACCGTGATGTCGCCGCCGCATTCCAGATTCAGCACCTTGTCGGGGTTGGCCATGTGGGTCAGGAACCCCTGGAAGATATCGAAGTCGGTCGCCGCGCTGGCTATCTCGTCGGTGATAGGTTTTTGCTTGTCAGTTACCATTTGACATCCTTTTATTGAGTCTGTGGAGTCTGTAGAGTCTATGGAGTCTGGGAGTCTGTGGAGTCTGGGAGTCTGAAAAGCCTTCAACTCCATGGACTCCCCGACTCTATGGACTCCTTGACTCTATGGGCTCTCCGACTCGCTTACGTCCTCATGTAGTTGTTCATTGCGCCGCCGTACCCGGGCCGAAGCGGCCCGGCGGTCTTGAATTCGATGGGGATGTAGACCTGCTTGTTGAGCGCGGCGTATTCCCCCATGACAAGGGAGATGGCGAAGTCGCCGTGGCGGAACAACTCCGGGTCCTTCAGGTCTTTGCGCTCGACCTTGGGGACCATCGGGATGCCGTCAATCTCCTCAACGGCGCGCAGGTCGTTTTCCAGCTGGAGGTCGCGCGGTATGTCGTAATTGTCGTCCTCGAACCCACGGACCATCTTGGGCATCCAGGCGCCGTACCACTGGCGGTTGAGGTTGATCTCGTGAATCATGGAGACCGGCCCGTCGCCGGTCTGGATACGGTAACGGCCCGCGGTGAACTCGGCCAGGGTTTGGCCGGGACCAGTGGCGTCCATGGCGCCGCCGCGAAAATTCGGCAGGGCGTCGATCGTGGCCCAGAGGGTCTGTTCCTGCTGGCGGGTTGGAACGTTGTAAAGCTCAATGACAAATGGCGCGACGCGGGTCAGATTGCTGGTGATTGCCAGCGGGGTGATAACGGAGCAGTGGCGATGCCGGGCAAAGTCCTGACCGAAGACGTGTTCCAGGTTCGGGTCGAGGAGCTTGAATAATGGATTAAGGTTCTTCTGGATCCACTCGACTCCCCACTTTTCGCGGTACTCTTCAGATTTATGGGCAAAGTCATCATCGCAGACGAGGCGGATGATGGGGCGCTCTTCCCGCATGGCCCGCTCGATCCAGACGCCTGGGATGCAGACACCGCCGCCGTCGCGGGGGATGGCGTCCAGCTCTTCGCGCATGGCGGCCTTGCGCGGGCCGTATGCGGAGCGGATGCGGGTGTACCACTTTCGCTTTCCTTCCGGGGTCGGGGTCTCTCCCTTCATAAGGCAGACCCGCTCGTAGAGCCCGTTCTCGACGGCCTGGTCGAAGGTGATCTTGAACACCTTGGCGTCTTCACCGTAGAGCCCCTTCTCTATGTCGAGGCAGAACTGGTTGAAGGGGTTGTTTTTGCCGTTGTGGGAGCTGATGACGATGATCTTGCCTCCCCAGATCAGCAGCGCCGTCGCGGCCTCGATGACGCCCTGGACGTCGGGATGGAACGCGGCCTCGTCGATGATGACCACTCCCTGGAGGCCGCGGATATTGGCGGGCCGGCTGGAGAGCGCGCAAATCTGGTAACCGCTGGCGAAGCGGATACGGTAGGCGGTGATGTACTTGCTGTTCCCTTTGTCGTCCTGGTCCTCGAACAGGAACTGCTCAATGCTGGAGACGCCCTGTCCCTGGGCCTCGGCGATGACGCGCGCGAACTTGGCGCAGTAGCCGACGAATTCGAGGCCCTTTTCTTTGGTATCGCCGATGTAATAGACGTTGTCGCCGCCGGCGCTTTTCCGTGAAGCGGCAATGATGGTGCTCTTATGAGCAAAGCCGTAGGTAATGCCGGTACGGCGGCCCTTGGGGATGGCGATAATGTCGCCTTCCAGGGAGATGGCCTCGGCCTGATGGCGTAGCAGTACACCACCCGCCAGGGAATTCCAGTTGTCGGGGATCTCCCTGGCGCGGGCAGGGAGTTCTTCCCATTCGATGATGCGCTGAACGTCTTTGAGGGGGGCAAGGGTCGCCATCTATACCACCGTCAGAACTTTCTTCATCCAGAACTCGGCCTGCGCCTCGTCCATACCCTGAGCGCGGGCTTCCTCGCCAACCACGTCCGCCGCATCCTGGAGCGCCTGTTTCCGGATCTCCTGTACATTCTTCATGTTGCGGAGTGCAGCCGTCTCCAGCCGACCCAGCGACAGGGTCATCGTACTCACTTGATCTATGGCACGGGATACGGTTTCTTCGTCATCAATATCGATCGTCTGTATCCGGCCGATCAGGTCATAGATTCCGGATTGCAGCGCCTGGTTCAGCGCCAGGCCCAGGTCGGACTGACTGCGCGCATCTCCCAGCATCTGAGCGGCAATCTCGCGGGACCGGCGGACACGGCTCGCGGCATCCTCCGTGTTGGCGATAACCGATTTCCGAGTCACCTGGCGTGCATCGTCCCATTCGTCGCCGGCGCGTTTTTTCCAGGCGCGCAGGCTGTTTTTCGATACGCCGATAGCTGCCGAGATGGCGGGGATTTCCTTGCCGTCGGCATAAAGCCGGATCGCCTCAAGCTCAAGTTCCGCGCGCTTGCCCATGGTTACTGCTCCGGAGAGGGGCGCTTGACCCCCGGCACAATCGAGAGACCGAGCGCCACGTCGTTACCGGACTGGGTAGCCGCGGCGATGTATGTTCCGCCTTCCAGGATTTTAAGCCTGATCAGCCCCTGGTCCCTCAGCCAGGCCAAAGCCGTGCGGATCTGGTCGCGTGAGCTCTTGATGCAGTATTCCCTGACCACAATGTCATGCAGGATCGAATCGTTGCACTCGGGTCCGATACGGGCATCCTCCAATGCGCGCAGGATCGACAACCGCCGATGCTCCGCCATCAATTGTTCGTAGGCCGCGCCCATCATTTCCCTCCACTCAACAGATATTCGTTGACCATTTCGAAGCTCTTGGCCAGCCCCTTGACTCCACCGGACAGTTCGCGGATGTCACCGTGAAGGCTGTCCAGTCGGATGAAGAGTTTTTCATCGTTGCGTTCCAGCCTGGCGTGATTGCCACAGACGAACTTTGAACTGATTTCCAGGCGGAGCGCGGCCATGGCGTCCGACAGTGTCTGCTTGTGTTCGACCAGGCCGGAGGCGGCCTCGGAAGCCTTGGCCTCGGCTGCGGCGAGCCTTGCCTCTAGTGCGGTTATCTGCCGGTTTAACAACCATTTAATGGCGCCAAGGAGAAAGCCGGTCCAACCGGTCAAGAGACCGATGGCGGCGATAACCATCTGCCAGGTAATAGTTACGTTCACAACGCCCTCCAGTGGGTGTGGATTTGTTCAAATTCGGTCTGACAGGTAACGCATCTGGTGCAACCTGGGACCGCCTTCCGCCTCGCTTCGGGGATCGGCTCGCCGCAGTCGAGGCATATCCGTTGTCCGTGCCCGTCGTCCGTGTCCGTAAAGGCGGTTTCCATTTTTTCATCGGACACGGGCACGGACAACGGACGACGGCTTCTCAGCGCCAGCTCCCGAAAGAACTCGTCGTTCGCCTGGGCTTGGTCGATCTCATCGGACATTCGGGAGCCCCTGCTACGGTGTACCGAGTAGGCCCGGCATGCCGCCGATGGCCTTGTCTTTTGTCGCGCCGACCCCCGGCGTTTGCGCCAGCAGAGAGTGGATCAACGCGGAGGCTTGCTCCTGGCTCACTGCGGGCATTACGGAGCAGACGTGTGCAATGGCCAGGTCCAGTTTCTCCTGCCCCGTGAGAGTCTCGCGTTCTTTCAGCATCCGGGCCGCCGTCTCCTCCGCCAGGGTGATCCCCTGGTAGGCGAACTGCTCCAGGATGTTGTTCCGTTTCGTCAGAGCCTCTATCTGGTACTTCCGGCCGAGGCGGTTGAGAAAGACGCTCACCACCCCCATGAACAGGGAGGTGACGACAGGAAAGACCGTGCCTTGCAGCAGGCCCGCCAGGGCGCCGGAAGCCACACAGGAAGATTCGCCTGCGATGGCGGGGGCAGAAATTGACAGGCAAAGTAGGATATATAGGGTGATTCGTTTCATAATGGGGCCTCCAAGTTTATTGTTTCCACAAGTCCAGGATGCCCGGCTTATAGACGGTCTTACCGTGGACCTTGATCGCCGTCAGCTCCTGGTGACGCGGGGCCTTGTGGGCCAGACCAAGGTGGACCCAGCCGGTGGGGCCGAATTCGTAAATCACCTGGTCGAACTCGGGGATAATCTCCGGGATTGCCCGGCAGACCTCGATATGCGGCACGCCAACAACCTCGATGTCCGCGGCCATGGCTATCATGTGGGCCGAAGTCAGAGAGCCCCCGACAGCGGCGTTGACCGTTTTGGAACGAAAGCAGCTGGTGACGCGAATCGGTTTGCCGCCGAAGTAGACCCGGATACGCTCCAGCGCTTGGGCTACCTTCTCGGCGTTGGGGTAGAGTTGGACCGGCAAAATATTGTCCAGACCGAGACGGAGAGCAGTGGCGCTCCTGGTCAGTTCCTCCAGGGTGAAGTGCTGGGTGGGATGGGACATGGGATCTCCTGTGGTCATGGGGGCCGGGTCGGTCCCGGCCCCCTCCTGCTATGGGGCTGTTGCCCCCGTGGTAAACGGCGTCTGCCCAGGATCGCGGAGGCTGGGGTCTTGGGCGCCCTTGGTATTTTGATCATGGGGCAGAGGGGAGGGTTACCACCCCTCTGCGGACGCCGGCCTATGGTGCCCGGCTTTTTAATGGCCTCACGCGGCCTTAAAATCACATGGAAATCACCTCCTCTCGGAGGATGAAAGGATGGCGGGCCGAAGCCCGCCGAAAAGGAGGAAAGACGTCCGGCAGAGTGGACTATAGGACAACCGGAGGGCATTTATCAGTTACGATGCCGTAAGAAACGAAAAAGCCCCTGAACCATTATGGCCAGAGGCTTTATGCGGACTATCGCGCCTTATATCGCATGAGGGGCAGCATGTAAAGCGAGATTTGCTTAAACTCCCGGAAGGGTTGGTTGCTCGCGGGCTGCTTTTTCCTTTTGAAGGCGACGAAACACGTCATAGATGACCGACTGTGACAGGTTATGCCTTTCCACAACCATATCGATGGTTCGATATCCCCCGAAGTCCCGCCAGATGGCGGCATCACGGACGGCCCTGTCCACTTTGCGGGCGATCGGGACATAGATGGGGTGATGGGACCATTCGGCCTCGACCCTGGCGGCAAGTGCAGTGGCCAGGCGGCATGATCGGGCGAGCCTCTGCATGGCTATGATCTCCCAGATGGCCAGCCGCAGTTCACGGCCCCGCACGGTCCGGACCGGATCAGGCGTGATATCAACACCGGGGAGATCCTGCTCGCCGTCGGACGCGGGCTCGGTTGGGACCACTCCCCACCAGCCGGGCGTCAATACCCGGCGGTTCCAATGCTTGCGTATCCACTCGATGACATAGAGAGCGATATTGACTGCTGCCGGCTCCTCCCCCAGCTCGATGAGGGTCTCATCGAGCTTGTCATACAGGTCCCGGAGTGATTCCGGGTAATGATCGATGATGTTTGACATTTACCTCTCCAGCCAGCTTGTGAGAGCCGTTTTCACCTTCGTCACATCCTGGTTGTTCAGCCATTGCAAGGCATCCTTGCCGGTCACCCTTTTAACGAACTTGCACAGCGCCGCCTCGGACGGGTCCGAAACTTTTCCGGCCTTGTGCAGCTCGATCCAGAGTCCGCGTAGCATGCGACTCTGTGGGTCGTCGGCCAACCTTCTGCCAGATTTGGCCTTGGTGGAAGGTTTATCTTTCCAGCCCAGTTCCCGGAAACGGTCCAGGACGGCCCGGCGGCCCGACCAATCCAGGCCGCCGGCGGACTCGGTTTTCCCGCCGCTCGCCACCCGGATGATATCCCGGTAGATATCCTCATCAAGCCCCAGATCCTTGCGGGCGATGTGGATCTTGGCAAGTTCAGCGCCGCGGTATTTGTCGGTTCCGGACTGTTTTTTATTCCGGTTTTTATTCCCCGTTGAAGGCATGTTTAATCTCCTGATAACTCCCGTTGGGGCGGACAAGCCGCTCAACTGGAGTGTTATCTCCAATTCACAAATCTCATGAGGCATTCCGTACATTGCCATTGGCCCTCACGATTCCTGAGGACCCAACCGTCACACCACGGACAGACATACCGTTCAACGTCATTCCCCATCGCTATTTCCCCCTCGCACTCTTCGGTCCCCAATGCTCCATGAAGGACCCGATCATCAACCTGACCCGCAGCACATTCTCTTGATGCTGCTCATCGCTTATTTCCGGCTCCGGCAGCGCCAACTGTGGCGGCCGGGGTGACATCAGCTCGATAACATCCAGCGGCGCTGGCCATTCCCGGATCCGGCCGAAGATCCTATCAAATGCCGCCCGGATGCGCGGTTCGTCCAGCTCCTGGATGAATACCCTCTGGCGAAACGCCCGGACCCATATATCGGCGGTCAGATCGATCATGTCCTCGCCCGGGGTGCCCTTGAGCCGCAGTGCCACCAGGGCGGACAGGCCGTCCATCACGGCGTCGTTAATCCAGTCCATCAACGGCTTTTTCTGCTCTGAAGCCGGCCGATGGCGCGCGCGGTTTTGCTGCTGGGTTCTTCACCACCCCCCGGCCCCCTCCTTGATAAGGAGGGGGAGCCCGTCAGGGCGGGGGAGGTATTCCCCAGCACCTTTGCCAAATACCGGTGATTCTTCAGCGGCCGCACATCCCCTTCATCCCGCTTCTGCCTCAGCGCCTCAACCGTCTCGGAAAGAGCCGCTGCCAGTTGATAGCTATCAACAGATAACTCCACCACCTCCCGCGCCAGGCGGATCATCCGCTCGTACGCCAGCGCCCGGGTAGCAGGGCGAAAGAGGCCCAGATACGCCACCAGCGGCCGAGCCACTTCACCGAGCCCGCAGACATAGGCCGCAAACTCACGGCCCGCGGCCTCTTCCATGGCCGCCTCCAGATGCATGATCGTGTGGCAGGAGGTGCAGGTGATTTTCATCCGACCACCTCGATCAGCTCAATGCTGGTGAACGTCTTCTGGTAGTGCCGGCGGATCGCGGTGACATTGGGCCAGTTCAGGTCAAAGTAACGCACTTTCTCGTCGATATCTACGGCGTGCAGCTTCTGAAGCTTTTTCGGCCATCTCTTGAACTCGGCCCTGAATTTTGCGCGGAATATGAATCGAGATGCCGGGCGGAGATAGCGCTGTTCCGGACACTCGTTTTTGCCTGAGATCCACTTCCCCTGCCATTCGCCGTCGACATAGGTGATGATGCCCATCCTGTTGCCGGTCAGGAGCTGCCGCATGAACATGACTTCCCGCCCGTCCACCCGCAATTTCGCGTAGCCGCATGCCCCACGCAGCGCATTCTCTACCTTTCCCCAGTCTTCTTTTGTCATAGCTTCTCGCTTTCCACTCATCACTCAGAACTCACCACTCGATTCAACACCACCGGGTCCGGCCATGACTGAACCGCTCCCGGCATAACCTTCTTATCGAGATCCACATAATCCCGGCACTTCCCCGGCCACTTCACGATCGGCAGCGGGTGATTCGGGTGCAGGCAGTGTCGCTGCAAGCCGTACCAACCGAAGAATTTACAATCTCCGCAGCTCACGCCGCCTCCGGAGCCTGGATCAGAGAGACGCCGGAACGGTTCATAATTCCTCGCTCTGTATTGCGACAGGAATCACACCCCCGGGGAATTGCTGGTCAAGGGAGGCACATATCCGCGCCGACAATGCCGCCATGAATTCCCTGTCCCGCCGGTGGGCTTCCCGTGCCTTATCTGCCACGTCCTGGGGGATGCCGCGTTTACCGGCTTCGTAATCTTGGTAGGTGCGCCGCGGCAGCCCCAGGAGACGGTACATATCACAGACACCGATCCTCATTTCACGGCGCAGACGCTTCAACTCGTCGGCGCTCATGTGCGTGCGCTTTTTGCTCTTTTTCTTTTTTTCAGGCTGATTTTGCACGCGGTTCATACTGACCTTCCTAACAGTATCGTCGAGGCCTGTGTGTTGCCATTCCGGGCCATGACAGACAGGATTTCTCTGATGACCGGGTTACGCAGCAAGCGCCTGACTCTGGCGACGCTGTGAAAAGCGGCTTCCTGCTCCTGGAAATCTTGTTCCGCGGCGAAGGATTCCATCTCTACCCCCCCCCCCGACCTTTTCAGCAGGTTTCCGGGGTCTGCCGTGCCGCTTTACGATTGGTTTCGGTGTTTCCTGCACGCAGCGGCCACAGAGGAAGAGCTCTCTCGCCCGGTTTGACTCACATTGCGAGGCACTTATCCTTGCACGGAAAGCAAGACACTCGAAGGTATTGGCGTTAAGCCATGTATCCAGGTCGACGGCGGCAGATCCTTTCCCCATGGGTTCCTCCTGTCCAGCGTTTGGCTGTTCAAGTGCGGGCCGGATCGGCTCCGGCCCTGTCTTCAGCAGTCAAGCATCTATTGGATTTCGATGAACCTGTTTCCTGTCTCGTCATCCCGAAATACAGTCAGCATTATCCCTTCACAAAAGGTATCTCCGACCGGCATATCATCCGGGAAACCCTCCAGCGCGTCTTTCAACGCACGCACTGTTTCAATGCCTTCAATTTCGCGTTCTCGCGCCATCGTATTTGCTCCTTAATTCGAATTTGTCACACACCCCGTCATGGTTAACGGTGTAACCTCGCCCCTGACCATTTCCCAATGCTGCGCAATGGTGCGGGTAATAGTGCTTACCCATGCCCGGCGGTCCCTGAGCGTCCTCGACGACGTTTCCCAGGTGAATGCAGCAACCGCAGTTCGCGCCGGAATTCAGCTTGCCGGTGCGGTACCTCACCTCCTGTTTTTTTGTCATCACGCCACCTCCTTGAACTCTTCCAGGAACTCCGGCATCGGCGGGATCTCCACGTCTACATGATCCCCGGCTTCGGCATAAACCGCCGAGGCCCAGTCGATCGCCTGGAGCCGCTTCACATCATCCCAGCCCTGCACCACGGCCTCATCGACCGTAATGCCGACCAGGGACAGGATCGTCACCGTGACCGTCGCGTCGGGTCCATCCTCGGATGCCTCCGTCTTCGGCGCTTCCACGAAACTGCCCGGGGTCAGAATGCAGTAAAACTCCGCCCGGCAACCGGGGCAGCAGAAACCAGCCTCAAAGCCGATGATTGCCCGGCTTTCGAGCACGTCGATGTCCAGTCCCTCGATATTCGTTGTGCATTTCGGGCACTGCATACGACCTCCTATTTCGCCATATCCAGGCTGATCTGCTGATATTCGCCTTGGTCATCCCGCTCATAGACCCGCAGGTAGGCCTTCGAACCTACTGTCTGAAGGCTCTCGGCAATCGCGGTCATGGCCTGACGCCACGTTTCGTCCTCAATCTCAAGCCGCCGCAGCCCGAGTATGCGCCGTACATTCACCTTGCCCTGTTTGTCGACCTGGAAGGCATCGTTGATCAGCGCCTTGATCTCCGTGCTGGAACCCTCGGCCCAGCGGCGGATGCAATCGTCGATGAGCTCCTTGGCAATCTGCAGGCGCTCGTCGAAGACGATGTATTCGTCAATGGCCCGAGTAACGCGGTAGCGGCCGTCATAGCTGGTGAGCGTGACGTTCCCTTTCGCGCCGCCGCGCTTGACTTTGAACCGCTCGGCCGAGAGATCGACAAACGCCTCGATGTCCGCCATGGAGGCGGCCTTGAACCGGCTCACCACCTGGTGGGTGCTGATGGCGCCCGCCACGATCTCCCGCACCAACGCGTCGCGCAGCTTGTCAATCTCGCGGACCCTCTCAACAGGCATCAGCGCGCCGCGGCTGTCTTTCATGTATCCATCAGGTATCTGCTTTTCTGCCATGTCTCTTGCCTCCTCTATTTCGTCGTTCGACGCTCGACGCGCGCCGTTCGACGGCTTTTCAACTCCTCTTTAACCTTCGTTGCATCCCTCTCCAGCTCCGCGATCGCGGCGGCGGTCTGAGCCTCCAGCCAGGCCCGTTCTGACTGATACCGTTCTGCCAGCCCGACCAGGTAGCGGTCATGGGCCGTGTGCAGCCTGACCACCCAGCCGCCGATCGCGCCGAACAAGAGGGCTATCACCACTAATGCCGGCCATGCAGGAATCATGATCCTCCTCCTTCCCCGGCTCACGCCACGCCTCCAATGCGGAAGAGGACCTTGAATGACGGCTTGGTAATCGGTATCTGCTTCCTCTCTATTTCTTTCGACCCGGTAAGGTTTGTGGCGGCCAGCAGCCCCTTGTTCACCTGACCCACCGCAAGGGCGGCCGCCCGGGCGGCCTTTTCTCTGCGATATTTGAGCTGCCGCATCCAACACGTGAACTGTTTCATGTCCATCCTCCTTTAGATGATTCCCCGGCCGTTAATGACCGGCCGTCCGGCCAGCTTGTGGGCGTTGCGGTCCGTCGCGTCCGGCCGGCGTCTCTGATGGTTTCTGAAGATCCTCTCGCCGCAGTTGACGCAGCCGACCGAGACCACAATCAATGTCTCGCCGTCTTTGGCCAGGACTGTCTCCGGCATCATCAGGCCGCTGCATTTTGGGCAGCGGGGCCGAATATTAAAATTCTTGCCGGTTTCGGCGGATGGGCGTAATGTCTGCCCTAATTTATGTACGTTCATGGTTTGCCTCCGCATTTTTTGCACTGCCGGTACAGTTGCACTCGCAGCGGGTTCGTTGCGGCGAACGGCCGCTTCCTGTTTTCGGAGCATTTGCCGAGTGATATTTCGCCGAGAATGGGGCATTTGACCATGGTGCAGCCGTACACTTCTTCCACCTTCGTCAGCAGGTTATCCAGCTCTCCCTGGTATTTCCCCCGGAGCGCCTGGTTGACGGTGCTCGGCGAATAGTCGAGACGGCGGGCCACTTCGGCTTGACCAAGCTCGGCACACTTCTCACGCAGCAGTTGCATCCGGTCGGTCGTGGTCATCGGTCACCGCCCCCTTTCTTTCTTTCTCTGTTTCTTTGATTGTTTCTTTTTCCGTTTGTTTTAAAAATTTTTCAGAACGTCCAATCCCCAAACTCGGGGGCATGGGACCATTGTCCCGGCAAAGGATGTACATCTGGAAATCACCGGGACGTCCACCTTTGTATCCTCCTACCTTCGAGACATAACCGCCCCTTTCCAGTTGCCGGACGTACTTTTGGGCATTGTCGTATTTCAGCCCCGGGACAGTGGTTATCAGCCCCGGGATTGAAAATGTCCGCATGATTCGTATGCTTCTCCATATGTTCTGCCGGAGGGCGTTTTTTCTCCCCGGCATCTTCATTCCGCGTTTTCCGGCCATTTATGCCTCCTTTTGAACGCATCTCAGTACAGTGGTATTGGTTAGTGCCAAATCCCGACATTCCGGTCCGTCGCGTTCAAAGGTGGGTTAGGCGCCGTTCGTAATCTTTTTCCTACCGAATGTGGGTTGGTCGAAGTAGAGGGGGCGGTCGCCCCAGTCGGGAGCTGAGATGACGTCAAGGCCGTTGGCCAGTGCGAACTTTTCAATCTTGGTGAGGCCGATGATGATACGGCCGATATTGCCGCTGGTCTCCTTATAGAGGTGGCGGATCAGATCGTCCGCGAGGGTTACCTCGCATACCTCGGAGGCCACGTACTCGGTGTCTTCCAGGTCGAGCCCCTTGAACTCGACCCACTGGGTGATACGGCGGGCGATAAGCTCCTTGGCTCGGATACGGCGTGCAATATCCTCCATGCCGATAAGGATGACCGGGCAACCGGACAGGTCGTAAATGTCGCGCAGCGCGTCGACCATCGCGAACTGGTTGAAGCAGTAATCCGCCTCATCAACGAAGATAGGACGCGGTTGGCGGCCGTCTTTGGAGAGTTCGCCGACGATGTATTCCACCATATCGGAACGGCGCAGCATGCGTTTGCCGCCCAGCTCCTTGCACAGGTCGCCGAGCATGGATGTCACGGTCCAGCAGCCCACGGCACGGACATAGACGGCATCGTAGACGTTGGCCACATAGGCCAGGGACGTGGTCTTGCCGGTGCCGGGAGGCCCCCACAGGAGCCCCATGCCTTCGGTCCCTCCGGGCCGGTTGAGCAGGTCCTCGACCGCCTGCATAAAGCGCCGTACGTCTTTTGTTTTGACCATTTCATGTCTCATCTGCTATATTCCTCCTATCCAAGTATTTCCCGCATGCGCGGGGAGTCGGCATAATTGGCATAATTGGCATAATTGGCATAATCGTATTTCCCGCATGCGCGGGGAGTCGGCCGCCGGTGGCGCATACACCAGGCGGCTTTTTTATTTTTTGTTGTCTTTTTTATTGTCTTTTTCTTTCTTGAGACGGGCTGTGGCTTCGGCCCGCTTTTTGCGGGCCTCCGGAAGCGCTTCCCGGCACATTTCGTAAATCGCCCGCTCCTCCTGCAGCCGTTTTTCCTCCTCGGCTTCTTCATCCAGACGCTGCTGTTCTTCATCGATTTCCTGTATCCACCGCCGGGCATCGCGGCGCAGGTTCTGGAGGAATTCGATATACCCGGTTATGGTGCCGTGCTCCTCGACCCTGAGCGGCCTCCGCAGTTTGGCCAGTTCCCGCTCCTCGGTATCTCCGGAGGCGCGGATAATGTTTTCGGCCTCTTCCCGCCATGCTGCCAGGGTCCGTTCCTCCCACCCCGGATAGCTGCTGCCGTGCTCTCTCCGGAGCCGGTCCAGCACCTCCATGGCGTGGCGGCCGATGGTGGGGTTGTCGAATACATCCATTGATTTAAGCGCCATTTACTCCTCCTTGAATCTGCCGGCGCAGCACGGATCTTCCTTGTAGAGGCCGACGCGTTTCCCGAGCTGCTCTGACCTGTCCTTGTCGTTGGCCCAGGCTATTTCATACGGTTTGGCCAGGCCCAGCTTCTCCCTGGCTCTGATATCGTCATAGATCTCGTTGACGTCGTTGAAGAACCTGCGCCGGTTTTCCTCTTTTCGTTTCTCTTTTTCTTCTCTTTTTGCCTCCGCCTCGATCAGTTCGGAGGTCAGTTCGATATGTTCCGGGGCCTTATGGATCTCCACCGTGCCGATACGCTCCAGCCGGATCTCCTCTTCCTTGACCGCCAGTCTCTTGAGCCGATCCGCCTCGCGCTTCTCGGCCGCCATCTCGCTGATGGGTTTGGCGATATATCGCCTATGGTTCCCCTTGAACCCGGCGATGCAGATGAGCCGGCCCTCCAGATCGCGCACCAGCACGCCGCGCGGGTCGTGGACGTCGTATCCTACCCGCACCTGATCGCCGTGGAACTCCTCCAGCGAGCCGTTGAAGTAGGGGTTGCCGAACAACTGCACCGTGCCGCGGACGACCTTGCAGATTTTCTCCGGCAGGAACAGGTCGGCGATCTCCTCCGGCGGCAGTTTGGGAGGAGCACCGTGTTCGGCGACGGCCTTGTCCCACATCTCGTTGGGCGTCATGTGGCGCAAGTGGCCGGTGTGCGGGTCACGTATCCTGGGCAGGGCTTGGTGGGGCCGGTTGTTGTAGGCGTCGACCCGCTCCTGGACCCATACAAGGAATTCCGGCCACGGCATGACGAAGTCGGAAATACCTTTGGTTTTCAGGTCTTTCTTGATGATCTTGTGGACCTTGAGCTTGGTTTCCCGGTCCATTTCGCGGCCCTTGTAGGTGAGGAAGTTCTTTGCTTCCCGGTGCCACAGGTCGCGCCGCAGCTTTTCGATCATCCCCCGGGCCTGGGATTGGCGGGCCGTTGATGTCAGATTGTGGATGCCGAGGCGGGTAACGATGCCGGTTACCGGGTCCTGAAGGAGCTGGTTTTCGTAGCCTGGACCCTTGTCGTGATAGAAGAGGGACGGCACGCCGTTGGTCTCTACCGCGTGGCGCAGGCCCGCCGCCATGGTGGGGCCGCTCTCGGCCAAGCCCGCGCTCCAGCCGACGATCTTGCGCGTATGCACGTCCTGGACGTCGCAGATCTCGGGGGAGAAGGGGCGGCCGTGGGCCGGGTGGGCGATGCCCCACGACTTGAAGGTGAGACCGTCGGAGATGTAGCACTCGCCCGGGACCATATCCGTGGTGTCGCGTTTGACGTAGGGGCGGATCGAGCGCAGCTCCTGACCGGTCATGCGGCCCCGCTGCATCTCCACGTTGCCGACGCGCATCAGGATGCGTCTCGCCTGATGGTAGCTGGGCATGGGGATGTCGGGCGGCAGGACGGTTTTCAGGTTGTCCAGGGCCGCGGCCACACTCGGTTTCTGAGGCTTCTGCCAGCAGGCCAGGAAGGGGGCGGCCCAGGCCGGCAATTCCTTGCGCTCGGTATCCTTCGGCGCCAGGGCCGCCGGGTTCTTGCCCGAATCGAGCCACGCCATCCACCACTTCTTGAGGGTGGATTGTGACAGCGCCCGTTTGCCGCCGTCCGCGCCGTGTCGTTTGTTGGCGACCCGGACCAAAGCCTGGGCCTCCAGCGGCAGGCTTCCCTCGCGGGATCGCTTCTCCATATTGACCAGCATCCGCGCCAGTCCGCCCCGGCCGGTTCCCTTGGCCTGTTCCAGGAGCCGCATGAAGTAGAGCCGGGCATCCATCGTTTCTCTCTGCCACGTCTTCAGTAAAGTGAGAGCCGGGAGATCGGCGGCCGCTTCGGGCACTGCGGGGAGGGTTTCAACGGAGGGAACGGGGAGAGTGGCACACGATTCCCTGAATTCAGCGATGGCCTTGCCGATTGCTTTGTCCTGCAGATATGCCGCAATGCGCTTCTTTTCGGCAGGGTCTAGGGGGAGAGTGTCAACGTCGAACTTAGCCACTCCGGTTTCGTTGATTGGTACCCACTTCTTTGCCCGTTTGTTTGCGGCTGTCCGGCTTATTCCGAGGGCCGTGGCAATCTGGGTGATGGTTACAATCACTGCCATACGACCACCTCAGCATTGTTTATCTCGCGGATGGTGTCGAAATAGAGTTCAAGCTCACCCTCGGCGAGAAGCTCGGTCAGGGTTTCTTCGCCGGCAATACTCTCCGCGTAGCTGAGACACAAAGGGCAGACCTCGGGGATATCATCCTCGACGCAGCCGATAAGAGTGGCGGATACAAATCCTTCACCGCAGCTTGCGCAGACCCTTACCGCCAGACATTCAATGTCTCCGGTGACCACACCCACGATAGAGCCAGTATTGTCAGCCATGGGGTTCGCCCTTTCAGCCGTAATAAATTGCTTGCGGCAAGGTTAATGCTGGTTTATATTCACTCCGATTGTCATGCGGCATAACGCTCCGGCCATAGATCTTCCGGCCGACAGCCAAGTTTTTCGGCTATGGCGCGTTCCATCTTTGGATAGCTCATCCATGTAGCCTTCCTGACCGCCGCGCGAGTGACTCCGAGCTCCCTGGCGATATCCGCGAAAGAGGAATCGACCAGCTCTAATTGATATTTGATCCATGCCCGACGCTTGTCGGGATTTTTTGGGACTTGCTTTGTATTCATGGAGACATTGTATAAACCCAT